CTCGTCGAGGTGACAGAGGCCGACTATCTGGCCTACCTCAAGTCGCAGGAGCCCGCGCCGGCCCCTGCCCAGTCGATTGCCAAGCCGATCAAGCAGGAGCCCAGCAAATGAGCGCACCTCTCGTCGTCTCTCCTACCAACAAGACTCCCGGGCTTTTCCTGCGCGTGAATCTACTTTATGGCGTAGTGTCGCCGGGAGCTGCAGGGCTTCGCAGCCTAATCGTAGGGCCGAAAAACACCACGGGCGGCGACATGACAGCCGACACCGAAGTGCGCTCGATCTACTCGATGGCGGACGTAGAGGCAGCGGCAGGCGTCGGATCGCTTCCTGCACTTTGCTACGCCGCGGCGCTCAAAAAAGATCCGACGATCAAGTGCGATCTGCTCTGCCCCGCCGAGTCCGGAGGCAACGCAGCGACCGGCACGATCACGCCTTCGGGCACCATCTCAACGGACGGAACGATTCGCTGCACCATCCACGGAGTCGTCGTTGACGTCCCCTGGAACGTTGGAGAAACGCCAACACAGTGGTCGACCAAGGCCATTTTGATGACCAACAAGCGCACGGCGGAGCTGCACTGCACTGCATCAGCGTCCAGCACCGCGATGCTACTCACCGCCAAGGCCAAGGGCCCACATGGCAACGACATCTGTCTTCGCGCGAAGATCATCGAGGGATGCACAGGCGGGTCGGTTGGTGTCAGCGCCGCGCATTTCACGGGCGGCACTACCGAGCCGGTGTTCACCACCGCCCTGACGACTGTGGCAGGAACCGAGTACGACTACGCCGCTCTTTGCTGCAGCAACGCAGACATCAACGCCGCTTCTGGCAACAACAGCGCCAAGCTCAAGACTCATATCGGCACCTACAACACCGGCCTGAACGCTCACCTGCAACAGGGTGTGACCGCGACCACTACGTCAGTGTCAGCCGCGAAGACCGGAGCCATCGGCCTGAACTCCGAGGTGATGGAGACGATGCTCGGTATCGGAGTCGAATCTCTCCCCTCGCAAGTGGCAGGCGCCGAGATGGGCGACAGGTCCTACGCGCGAAAACTTCGGGGGAACGCGAACCGAATCGGTACCGATATGTCCGATGCGCTCTATCCGAGCGCGGACATCATCGGCGATCAGCCGACGGCAGCCGAGGCAATCGATGCGCTCGACAACGGCGTCTCGATGCTCCACTACGATCCTACCGGTGCGATCCGCGTCATGCGCGCGATCACAACCCACAGTGCAGACAGCAACGGCAATCCGGACTACCGGTGCCTCGACTGCAACGAAGTCGACGCCATGTACGACGTCGCAAAGGACCTTCGCGCGGCTCTTCCGCAGGAGTTCTATCAGTGCAAGGTGTCGGCTGACCGCGTACAGGGAGACGCAGAGCTCCCCGAAGGCGTGGTTGAGTGTCGAGACATCAAGGCCTTCATTGTCTCGCGCATCATGGGCTACTGGGTTCCGAAGGGCTTCATCAACGGCGTCGAATTCCAGGCTGCCGTGGACGCTGGGCAGGTCATCGTCGAGATCAATTCGAGCGATGAGACCCAGGTCGACATCTTCATCCCGGCCAAGCCCTTCAAGATCCTGTCGAAGATGGGCGTTTACATCGGAAAGGTTGGCTGATCATGGCCTCAGGCGACGAGCAGAAGTTCTACCCGAAGGGCCGTATCAGCAAGGGCAGCGGCGACCTGGTTGACGTGACGGAAGTTACCGTCAAGCTGAGCAAGGGCCGCAAGCAGATCGGCACCCTTCGCAACCCCACATCCGGAATCACAAACGGAGAGTTCGCCAACGAAATCACGTTCAAGTCCGTCATCAGCGAAGACGGTTTCGAGCGTGATTACCAGGCGGATTTCGACAAGGACAAGGTTGCTCAGTACAGGCTCAAGGTCCCGGGTAAGACCTACGCGCTCACGGGCATGATTGACGACTTGGAGATCACTTCAACCAAGGACGGCGCGATCGAGTTTTCGTGCAAGGTGCTCGGCGGTCAGAAGGTCTCCTAACCAGATTTGTAAAGACTCGGAAGGCCCAGGTCTGACCGCTACCCCTCCGGCCAGCTGGGCCTTTCGACTGTGAAGGGGTAGCGACATGGACACCGACACGAAGATCGCAGAGGTAGGCGGAAAGACCTGGGCCGAGCTCGAAGTCGTCGAGGGTGAGGACGGTCACCAGCTGGTGCGCGACTGCATCAGGGAGAAGGTCCCGGGCGCTGAACGCACGCGCGACGTGCCGGTGATGGTGAGGATCCCGAGGCCGATGGATCTCGTCACTGCGCGAGTCGACGCAAGGATGGCGTTCGCCAAGCACAAGGCTTTGGACGCAGACCGAGACGAGGATCTGTTTGGCGAGATTGAGCAATTGTGCATCCTTGCCAAGGCGATCCGCACGCTCGGCCCTCCGCACGCACAGCTCGCCACGTGGGAAGAGCTGGCCTCGCGCTACGAGGAAGGCTCGATCCAAGAGATCCTTGGGCACGTCACCGTGTATCGACAGATGGCCGATCCGCGTCTGCCCATCAAGACGGAGGACGATCTTTGGCTGGCCGTCGCATCCGTGGCACGGGCGGGCCACCTGGGCCCTTTGACCGGTATCGCTGGGCCCGATCAGCCCAGCTGCGTGCTTTTTATGGCGCGCATGGCGCTGCTATCTCCGACGGGTGCTGCGTGGCTGCAATCGCTCGAGAACTCGACGCAGGAACCATCGAACGCGCTGAGCTCCAGCGGATAATCAGAGGCACGGGCAATGGCGAATAAGGAAGCCGCGGTACGACTGACACTCAAGGCCGGGAGCTTCCTCGGAGGCTTGCAGCAAGTCTCGGCCGCAGTGCAGGGCATGGCAGCCAAAGCGCAGTCGGCGCTCGCGGGCCCGTTCAGCGCCGGACTCAAGGAAGCAGGCAAGGCAGCGAAGGGGCTCGGAGGTCAGGTCGTAGGCACCCTGAAGCAGGCGGCCACGTTCGGCGGAATCTTCGCGGGTGGAGCTGCCATCAAGCACGCGCAGGACATCATCGGCACGTATTCCGATCTGGCCTTCACCATGTCGCGCGCGACGGGAAAGGCCATTTCGTGGCAGGACATCCAGAGGCAGATCGAGCCGACCGCGCTCGCGTCCAAGCGTTCGTCCGACGAGCTGGCCGACGCCATGGGGCGCATCTTTGCGGAGACTGGAGACGCCGGGTATTCTGCCGCGTCTTTGCTGGCGGTCGGCAAGGCCGCGACCGCGTCAGGCAAGCCCGTGGCCGAGCTCGCAGACTTGGCTGGCGTGCTGCAGAAGAAGTTCGGCGCAACGGCTGCAACGCTTCCCGGTTTGATGGCGACGGCGCTGGAAAAAACTTCCGGTGGGGGCGCTTCGCTTGAGCAGGTGACTGGCTCGTTTGGTCGGCTCGCCACCGAGGCGCGCGCGGCGGGACTCACCGGGCGAGAAGGCCTAGCGACGGTGCTCGGCATGATCCGAGCGCTCAAAGACCAAGGCATGGAAGAGGAGATTGCGGCGCGGGGAATGCGCATCCTCTTCCAACAGCTCAAGGAAGGCACTGCACAATCGAAGGCCTTCGAGAAGCAGGGCATCAAGTTCAAGCCCGACACCGGCCCGCTCGACAAGATTCGCGAGATCCTCTTGATGGGATCGAAGAGCGGCGCCATCCTCGAGAAGGTGTTCGGCCGCGGCGACATCCGCAACGTCGTCGACAATCTTACGCAGCCGTTCGACAACGCGTACAATAAAGCAAAGGCTGCCGGCGCTACGGATACCGACGCGCGCAAGGCTGGCATGGATGCGTTCGACGCCTCGCTCAAGAGCATGGCGAAAACGACCTACACCGCCGCGCAGATGATGGAGGATGCAACTAAGCGCGAGGCCGGGGCGAAGCGATCGTTCGCTCTTGCGATGGAGACGTTCTCGCAAGAATTCAACAAGCCCGAGGTCACACAGGCGTTCAAGGACATGGCCGCGCAGGCCCCGAAGGTTGCGAAGCTATTCGCCAAGCTCGTCAGTTTTACGATGGAACACCCCCTGCTCGCAGCCGGCGGATACGCGGCTGGCAAGATTGGCGGAGCTGGTATCGGTGGAGCCCTTGGCGTGCAGGCAGCGGGCGGAATCGGCGCGAAGATAGGCTCCGAACTCATGGCCACCGTCGCGTCTCACGGCGGATGGAAGACCGCGGGCATGGCAATGGGCGTTGCGGCCGCGGGCTACATCGCTTTCAAGGTCGGTGAGAAGCTTGGCGAGCAGGTCGTTGCCCCGCACATTGCCGAGGGGCAGGACCGCGTTGCTGCGATGGAGGAAAAGGCCAGGCAAGCGCGGGAACTGCTGCACAATCCGAAGGCTACGGTGGCTCAAAGAACGCAAGCTCAGACCGAACTCCAGGGCCTAATCAAGGACGAAAAGAAATCAGGCACCGGCACGCTTGAATCGGTGTTCGGCTGGATCTCCTCGATGGTGCAGGGGGGGCCGACCGCTGGAGAGCAACACGATCAAGCCCTCAAGTCCGCGGAGCGTGCTTCCCAGCTGCTCATCGAAGCTGCGCAGAAGAGCGCTGACGTGTTGACCCGCGGAAGCCAGACCGCTGCGACGAACATCGCTAACGCCAAGCCCGCTGCGC